AGTTGACTCACAGAATCACACGATGGTAATTTCAGGACCGTAACCTCGACCCGACCTATCGGCCGAGGGACACCAACCCGGCCGGCCGACCGCCCCCGGAAACTCCCACTAAGGCCAGGATTCAAGACCTGGGCGCCCCCTGAACAACCGGCCGAAGACCATCGGCAACGCCGGCCAGGACCCGACACCGGGAGAGGGCGCCGGACTAGTGCTCGGAGCCACGGGACCAGTACGCCCACCCGGACCAGAATGCGTGACGAAAAGCCCCCGCCGGGGAGGGTAAAGCCTTGCTCCGAGAGACCCCAGAATTGGTCCGTGACGCTCCCCACCCGACTCCCCCACCCCTTGCTCCCCCGATGGCCCGACTTCCCCGTCTTACCCTGGGCCAGTAGGCGCCGGCCTAGTTGACTCCAAACCGGGACCATTCCCCTCGAAACACTCCGAGACCCCACCCGGACCCTCCGAGACCATGCCGACACCGAGCGTTTCCCCTGGTCACGGTACATATTCCCAGTGTTTCCCATGCGCCCATAACGGTTGTTATGTAAAGCTAGAAGCTAACCGGGGACCTCAATCCGGCGGGTGGGTTATGGGGGATGTGAGGCCCGAAGGTTGTTTTTGCATTGCGGATTGGGGGTTTTTGTGCCGTCTAAGACTCCGAGGATGGGTGATTTGGAGAGGTTTCGTGTGGCGGGGTTTGAGGGGGCGAAGGTGTCGATGTCGCCGGGGGCGATTGCTTGTTTGAACTGTGGGCATCGGCTCTCGGGCCAGCAGAGGCATTGGTGTTCGGCGTCGTGTAGGGCTCGGGGGAAGAGGCGGCGGCGAGCTGGTGAGGATCTTGGGGATGGGATGGTTGTGAATGAGGCTCAGCCGGTGGGGAGCCACCTGGGACCGGGGTATGACGTGGCTCAGATTGTGCGGATGCATGATGAGGGCCATTTGACGTTCGCTCAGATCGGGGCGGCGATTGGGGTGGCCGGCTCGACGGCTTCCCGGGCGTATCAGGGGCATCAGGATTCCTTGAAGGTGGCGGCGAAACGGGCGGTGTGGTCTGCTCCGGTGCGGCCGTTCCCGGCCGACCATTGGGATTTGACTGAGGGTGACATTGAGGCGCTGGTCACCGATTTTGTGGGGTTCAGGGGCGAGTTTTTCCTGACCCCTCGAGGGGTCGCCTACATGACCCCGGAGTTTCAGTCCGCTTGGGTGGCGGCGGTATTACGGACGCTGGTGGTGGGAGGCCGGCAGGTGATTCTCTCTCCGCCCAGGCATGGGAAGACCGAACTGTTGATCCATGTGGCGACGTGGCTGATCTGTCGGTTCCCGAACATTCGGATCCTGTGGGTTGGTGGGAACGAGCGGATCGCCCAACGCAGCGTGAGGGCGGTGGGGCGGACCCTGGTCAACAACGAGAAGCTGGTCAAAACGTTCGCCGGCCCGGGAGGGTCTTTCAAACCGGGAGTGAAAGCGGGAGCGTCATGGTCCGCTAGTGAGTTCACCGTCGCCACCAGGACGTTGAGCGACATCAAGGGCTCGACGATGACCGCCCTGGGCCGGGGCGGGACTTTGCTCTCGCTGGATGCGGACATCATCGTCGCCGACGACATCGAAGACCACTCATCGACCTCACAACCGGGAGCGAGGGAGTCGACTCGGGACTGGTGGACCTCGGACCTCGAGAGTCGCAAGGAAGAGCACACCGGGCTCTTCGTCATCGGCTCGCGCCAGCATGTCGACGATCTGGTCGGCCATCTGATCGACAACGATGAGTACGAGGCGATCACCGAGACCGCCCACGACCCCAACTGCGAACTGGACCCCCTCGACGTCAACATCCACGTCGAATGCATGTTGTTCCCCGAACTGCGGTCCTACGGCTATCTGATGAAACAGAAGGCGGCGTCGGCGGCGGCCGGCGGAGTCGCCAGGTTCAGCATGGTCTATTTGGGCATCGTCTCGGGGAAGGGTTTGACGGTGTTCACCGCGGCGGAAGTCGCCGGGTGCCGATCGAAGGACTATGTGCTCAAAAAGGTCCCGTCACCGCATATTCCCCACGGCGCTGACCTGGCGACCGTCGGCGGAGTCAACCTGGTCGCCGGCCTCGACCCGTCCGGGTCGGGGTATCAGGCGTCGTTCCTGTGGGCCTATCAGACCCGTCCGGCGTTGCGGATGTGGATGATGATGACCGAAAACCAGGAGGGCGGGGGGATCGCCCAAGCCCGACGGACGATCGCGGACTGGCATGAGGCTTACCGGGTGCGGCATTGGGTGGTCGAAGAGAACCTGTACCACGGAGGGATTTTGGCCGACGAGGGGATCATGGCCCTCCGCGAGCAGCATTCGATCGTCATTGAGCCGCACCACACCGGCATCAACAAGTGGGACCCCGATCTGGGAGTGTCCACCCTCCAGCCGCTCTTCGAGGACCAGACCATCATCCTGCCCTACGGCAATTTGGAGTCCCAGGCGGCGAGCGACGAGTATCAACGCCAGCTCGTCCACTTCTCCAACGCTCCCAGGAACCGGAACCGGACCGCCGGCTACAAGAGCGACCTGGTAATGGCGTCATGGTTCCCGATGGTCGTCATCAGACGGGCGATGACCGAGTTCATCGCCGAAATGGGCGTCGACTACGAACCCGAATTCGCCTCCATGAGCGGATCGGATTGGAACGAGGTCCCCTGGGACGGCGGAGCCGACTGGCTCAAAACCGGATGACCGGGGTCATCATCCAACACCGCACCGTCCGCAGTTCGGCGCTGATCCTCGTCCCCGTCCTCTCCATCCCAATACCGAACGCGAGGCCCTGTCGGGTCTGTCAGATCCCCCACCTGGTCAAAACCGTCCACCTGAGCCTGAGCCCCACCGGCTCCGCGATCGTCTCGGTCGGTGTATTGGACCTGTTGAAAAAGGCGGGGATGGTCGGCACCACGTTCGACGTGACTGGCTCCACCGATACGCCGCCGCCGATCATCGTCGGCGACCCCAAAAAACCCCGCCAAGTCCAAGACCACAAAACCTACTCCCAACAGATTTGGAGGCCCCATGAGCGACTTGCAGGCTGAACTGGTGATTGCCGAAGCGGAACTGGCGAAGGCGGAAGCCGCCTACGCGCCCGCCCAGAAAGCACTCGAGAAAGCCCAAGCACGCAAGGAGGCCAACGCACAGAAGGACCGGGCGGCGGTATTGGCCGCCATCGAAGTGCGGGACCCGGCCCGGATCGCGGTGATGAACGCCCAAGACCGGGTCGCCGACCTCCGCGCCGGTCTCGGCCTCCAACCTTCGACCATCGGAAAGGCGGTCCGCTGATGGCGTCCTCGTTCTACAACGATTTCATCCCCTCCGAATTCGGAGCCCCCATCCACTCCGTCATCGACTTGAACACCGATGACATACGAGAAATCCTCCGCGACGAGGGGGCGGACGCGTTGAACCTGGCCGACCAGGACCTTGCGGACATCACCGCCGGCGCCCGAATTTCCACTTCCGCCAACCTCACATCCAAAACGGTTGACGTGGCGGGGGACGGCGCCTTCGACCACGCCGACGAAACCCACACCGCGGTTTCGGGGGCCACCGTCGAATCCATCGACTACTACAAGCACACCGGCACCGAATCGACGTCGCCCCTCATCTGCAATCTGGACACTTGGACCGGCCTCCCATTGACCCCGAACGGTGGGAACGTCATCGTCGCGCCCGCCGTGGGAGGCGTATTCGCAGTACCCGTCGCCTGAATGCCTGAGGTCATCCACGCTCAGGCGTCGATCAACTCCGCCGACGTCACCAACAATGCGGCGTTCACAACCCGACTAACCCTCTCCGCAGCATCTTTAGCGGCGGCGGGGTTCGGCAACGGCGATGAGGTCATCGTCATCTATTGGGGGTGTTACAACCAGTCGAACGTCGCCACATCCCAGTCGTGGCGGGCTCAATACAACGGGGCGACCATCGGCCCGACCGTCGCCCCCGTCCTATTCTCCGCGAACTTCGCTGACAATGGGCGGACGTCGGCGTGGATGACTCGGATGAACCTGGCGACTCTCGCCGATTTCACCCTCCAAACCCTCCGCGCCGGCACTTCGGCGAATACCACCATCGAGAAGGCGCGGATCATCGTCCTCAAAGCGGCTGATCTGGGTGTCGAGAACGTCGACTGGTTCTGGAACAAGTCAACGACCAACGTGGCCCACACCACCACCTACTCGGGAACGTCGAGAGCGTCGATCACTTGGACCCCCTCGGTGGCTACTGAGGATTGGCTGGTCCTTTTCTCAGACAACATCAACATCGACTCGACCACAGTTAGGACCGAAGGCCGGGTCCTGTTGGACGGGGCCACGTTGGTCGCCGGCGACTACGCAGAGGAAGGCGAGGACCTGTCCGAAGTGTGGGCGCATTTCGGGGCGGGGATCATGGAAAACCTGTCGGTCGCGTCACACACCATCGCCTACCAGTCCCGAGACGATGTGGCGACCGCCGCCAACGACCATTTGGAGTCGTCGCTACTGCTGATCCGAGCCGGGAAGTTCCCTGATCTGAAATGGGACACCCCCGCCGACAACGCCACCGTTATCACCACTCCTGAAATCGTGGCCAACGTGACCGCTTCACTGTCCGAAGCGCAGGACGCCCTGATTATCGCTTCGATGCGGATCGACATTGGCACCGCCGACAGTTCAAACCACATGTGGTGCGAGGACAACGGCACCCCGATCGAACCGAACCTCGACCCTGGAGCCGGTCCCGACTTCTCAGTAGCGAACACCACTTCGTTCGACGCGGTCGACGAACCTCAAAACACCTGGCTTGGGATCTCCGCCCGGTCGTCAGGTGCACAGGATTTGGAAATGTGGGTCCAGTCCGGCGCGTCGGCCAACGCTGAGGAGATCACCCTGGTCCTCTGGGGGCTCGAACGCGGGCCGGTCGCCCAGAAAGTTCCGTACCGCCGTCAACTGACCACTGTGAGGATGTGAAATGCGATACAACGCCGTCTACTCGGCAACATCTGACAGCGACGCCTTCACCGCGGCAGGCTCCCTGATCGAACTTCAAGTCCCCGCAGCGACGATTCTTGAACTGATCCGAGCCTGGGTGGGTGCCGCCGAAGGGGCCGACCCCGTCGCCGAAGTCCAAGAAATCTCCATATATGTGAACGACGGTGTCGCCACCGCGGGGACCGCCCTCACCGAACAGGAACTGCAAGGCTCCGTCGACGCCGCCTCCGCGGTGGTCGCTCTCGCCGCCCCGACTATCGCCGCCACCCCCGTCGACCTCTACTTCGACGCCTTCCACGTCCAAAACGGATGGTTGTACCTTCCCGTCCCCGAGGAGCGGATCGTGATTGTGGGGGGGACAACCAACGACAACATCGGCCTTCGGTTCCCGGTCGCACCCGACGCTTCGACCACGTTCAGCTATGGGATGATCTGGGGCGAAATAGGCTGATATGCCGGTCTACCGGCATTGGCAGTATCCGACCCAACGGAAACGGTGGCGGCCCTCCGTTTTCGTCGCCGGCGGCGACCAGACCCTCACCGGCGTCCTCTACTCGAGGGCTCCCACTTTCCCCGCCGGGAACCTCGCCAACACCCAACCCCTCAGCGGTGTTCTGTTCACCCGGGCCCCGACGTTTCCCACCGGCCGGATCGACCTGGTCGTCGTTGGCGTCCTGTTCACTGTCACTCCCATCTTCCCGGCGGGGACGCTCACCCCGGTCAACACTCTCACCGGGGTTCTCTTCTCCCGTCCTCCAACTTTCCCGGTTGGGGCGTTACTCCAAGACCAGACCCTCACCGGGGTTCTCTTCTCCCGAGCGCCGACGTTCCCGGTTGGGGCGGTCGTCCAAGCTCAAGCCCTCGACGGAGTCCTATTCAGTCGGCCGCCCGTCTTCCCCGCCGGGACGGTCACCCCCGGCGCGGTCACCGTCTCGGGGGTCCTGTTCACGGTCCACCCGGTCTTCGATGCGGGGTTCGTCGGAGAAGAGACCGTCCACCTTTACCCGACGGGGATCCTCGTCGCGGCTTCAGCTTCCCGGGCGGTCCTCATCGGATTGGGCCACAGTCGAGTCCTCATCGCCGAATCCGACTCGTTCCTGATCGTCACCACCTCCGAATCCGACGCGGTCCTGGTCGACCGGGGCATGTCCGCGGTCGAAGTCGAACCGTCAATGGCTTCCGTGTAAGGAGGAGTGTTTGGCTTCATTCCATATCCGTCAAGGTGACACCGCCCCCCCCATTGAGGCGACGTGCATGGCCGGCGACCCTCTCGCCGTCGTCGACGTCACCGCCTGCACAGTCGTCTTCCACATGACCGACAAGGCGGGCCGGGTGGTCGTCAACGCGGCGGGAGCGGTCATATCCGGGCCGGCGGGAACCGTCCGTTACGTCTGGCTCCCAGCCGACACTCTCGTTGCTGGAGAGTTCAGAGGGGAATTCCAGTTGACGTTCCCCGACACGAAAATCCGCACCTTCCCCAACCCCGGAGTCATCTCCATCACCATTTCAGGGCAGTTGGCGTGAGAGACGCCGACACCATCCTCGAACGCGCCAGCGAACTGCGCAACAACGCCTCGTCGATGGCTGCGAACCGTTACCGGGTGAAAGCGTTGATGAATGGTGGGACCGCCGCCATCCAAGCCCTGCTCGGACCTCATGTGAAAGAACAGGACCTGCCCTGGCCGAACATCATGTATTCGGCGCTGACAAGGCTCGCTCAGAAGATCGGCTACTACCCCGACGTCCGGGTCGACGCCCCCCTCAAAGGTGGGGACCCCGCCGCGAAACGGGCCGAACGCAAGGAGCGGGTCGTCGCTTCCTACGACAGCGAGGACCGGATGCCGATGCAGCTCTACCAGGTGGGCCGCTGGCTTCCCGGCTACGGGTTCGCCGCCTGGATCATCGAAACCCGCCTCTCCGCTGATGGGGTCCCCTACCCGCACGCCGCGTTGCGGGACCCCTACGACTGTTACCCCTCAGCGTGGGGGGTGGAACAGAAACCCGACGAGCTGGCCGTGTGGCGGCGCATCACCGCCAAACAAGCCAAGACCCTCTTCCCCAAATATGCGTCGGTGGTGGAGTCGTGGTCGCAGGGTCACGCCCGGGGATGGTCCGGCGGGTTCGTCCTCGGCGAAGGGCAATGGTCCAGCCCGCAGGGTCAGGGGATGTCCGTCGTCGAATTCTACGATTCGGACGGCACCCACACCCTGTTGCCCGACATTGGGAAGCGGGTCGACTACACCCCCAACCCTCTCGAGTCGGGACCGGCGTTCGTCATTCCCAAACGGTTCTCCTTCGACCAGTTGTTAGGCCAGTACGACCACACGTTCGGGCTGATGGCTGCAATGGCGAAAATCAACGTCCTCTCCATCATCGCCATGCAAGACGCGGTCATGTCCCCTACCGATATTGTCGGGGATAAGCCGTTGGGCGGCCAGTACCGGAGGGGCCGCAACGCGGTCAACGTGTTCCCCCCCGGCACCACCGTCAACCGGCCCGTAGCGAATTTGCCCTACCAGCTTTTCGAGCAGATCAACCGGATAGAAAGACATTTCAGGGTCGTCGCCGGCTACCCGATCCAGGACGACGCCCAGAGTCCTACTAGTTGGGCGACCGGTGCGGGTATTGAGGAGCTGCAAACGTCGGTGAACAACGAGGTCGGCGAATACCACGTCGTCCTCGAAGCCGCCCTACAGGATTTGGATGCGAAGCGGCTGGAATGGGATGAGAAGGTTTCCGGTGATAGGAGCAAACCGCTTGTCGGCACCCGTAAGGGGATCGCCTACGCCGAGGAATACAAGCCCAACACTCATATCAAAGGCGATTACCGGACACGGCGGCATTACGGGGTGATGGCCGGGTTCGACGAATCCTCCAAGATCGTCGCCGGCCTCCAACTCAAATCGGCGAAGATCATTTCCCGTCGGGGGATGCAAGAGGAAATCCACGGCCTCGAGAACCTGACCGAAATCAACGAGCAGATCGACTCCGACGACGCCCGCGAAGCGTTGATGCAAGGACTGATGGCGAGGACTCAGAGCCCGGATCCGGCGCAGGCGGACCGGGCGGTCATGGCCCTCATCGAATTCTTGCCCAAAGGCGAATTCAAGACGGCGATGCAGAAGTTCTACACCCCCGCCGAACCCCAAACCTCCCCCGAAGAGGAAGCCATGCTGACCGCCGACCCGCTTGCCGGCCTGTCCGGCCCGGGTGGGGGACCTCCCGACATCACCACCGTCCTCTCCCGACTCCCGTCGAGGGGCCGGACCGAAGGTGGCGTGCAGACCGTGGCGCAGGTATGAGCCTCGCCCGCTACACCGGATACCGGGTGTCACATCGGGGCCTGGGCCTTAGCCGCGGCGCCCGCCCCCGGGCTCGCATCGAAGAGGACCGGTTCTGTGAGTGTGGGGAGAAACTGTCGGTCTACAACCAGGGGACCACCTGTTACCGCCACCAGAAGTCGGTGCGACGCAAGGAGAACATCAGGGTTCAGCGGAGAGGCCGCTGAATGCTCCTGAGAGCGAGGATTCATGGGACGTAACCGTCCAGGCACCCAACCGATACTTTTGCCGACTGGCGGCCCCCAGGGGCAGCGTCAGGCGTTGCAGGCCGCACAGCAGGCGGTCCCCCTCCCCGCCGGCCCGGTCGGGATGGCTGGAGGCGCGCAGGCTCCCCCACCGCCGGACATGCCGAGACCCGACATTTTCGGTCCCACCGCACGTCCCGACGAACCTTTGACCGCGGGCGCCGCGCTCGGGGCGGGACCTCCGAACCCGGGGATGCTTCCCGAAGACCCCGCCGAACTGCTCCGTCTGCTCAACACTCTCTACCCGTCGCCCGGTACTAAGAGGATGATGGAAAGGTTCAACAATGCCAGTGCGTAAAGTGGGGCGGTCCTACCGGATCGGGTCGGGGAAAGCCCGCTACAAATCCCGGAAGTCGGCGGCCCGGGCCTATAAGGGGTATAGGGCGCGGAAGCGGCGACGTGGCTGACGAGGCCACACGTCTCGAATTCGCTGAGAAGATCCGCGCTCTCTATCTCGAACATTTCGGCGGCGACGCCTTCCAGGGGACCGACAACGACGAACCGGCCGCGCTCGGTGCTGTCCTTCTACTGATGGAGGGCGAACATTTGGACGGGAGGACCAGCCTCCACACCTTCCACGCCAGCTCCTACACCACTTGTAAGGGGATGGCTTGGCGGTTCCTCAACGACGACTTCCGCGTCGAGGACGCCGATGACTAGACCGTTCATGGCGGTGAGCGAAGAGTCGTTGCTGCTCGACGAGGTCGCCCAACGCCGCACCCGCATCCTCGGCAGGGCCGCCACGTTGACCCCCCAAATGGGCCAGTTGGCCGCCTCCTACGCCGACGCCTACCCCTCAATGGATCCGACCCTCATCCAATCCTTCGTCCAAGCCGGACTCCCCGCCGACCTCCCCCAAGTCCAATCCATCGCCGATCAGGCGGCACGTCAGGCGGCAGAAGACGGAGATTTCACCAACCCCGCCGAGGAAGTCCCCGACGCCTGGTATGAGACCCTGTGGAACACCGCAACCTCCTGGGCCAAACCCGTCGTCCGCACCGGGTTCACCATCCTGTCTCTCCCCTTTGAGGAGATCCAAGCCCTCCTCTCGAGCGCAGGACAAGCATTGTTCGACGAGTCGGAACCCTCCAAAGCTGAACTCCCGTTCGCCGGAGCGGGGAATATCCTCCAGTTGGCGAACCCGGGAACCTACGCCGCCTACGCCGGCGACATCGCCGAAGAACTCGCCGACCCCGTCAAACTCATATCCGATTTCTGGACGAACTTCACTGAGAAGGCGGCCCGCTCCGGCGGGTCCATCGCCATATCCAATCTTCTAGAGGGGAAACCGGCCGGTCTCGGCGAAGGGTTCCTACCCGGCGGGGAGGTTTACGCCGAACGGGAAGCCGCCAAATACCGGTTGCAGCTCGACGGCCAGTTCGTCACCCCGGGCCGGATCATGGCCCGGATGGTGACCGAACCCGGCTCCTTCGCCTACCAGACCGTCTCGGGCCTCGCCGACTTCGAGCAGAACATCGTCTTAGACCCTGCCGCCGCCGCTCTGATGGGGGTGGGGAAGTCGAACAAGGCGGCCCAATCCTTCCAAGCGATCGGCGCCATCCCTGGGGTCCGTAAGACGGTGTCGGTGGAGCAGGGTGTCAACCATTTCCTGACCTCCCCCGCCGGCCAACGCACCGTCCGAGCGTTGACGGAGAATCGGGACGTGTACCGGGCGTGGAAGGCGATCGGCCAACCCGGACAAGGCGGCCTCAACCTGGCGAGACGGTTGGCGGCGACCACCGACGACACCGAAACCTTCGACATCCTCGCCGACACTCTCGGCCTGGTGGTCAGGGAGCGGCCGTCCGCCCGGTTCGTCACCAAGACGATCGCCGGACCCAAAAACCATTTCGGCACGCTGATGGGCTCGGATGCGAAAACCCAGTTGGCCGACAACACCCGACTGGACTTCCTGGGGCGGATCGGCCGGTTGGGTGAGGACATGCCGGCCAACAAGATCAGCATTCACGACCCCGACGGCGCCGCCCGCGAACTCGACTTGTGGATGGTCAACGCCCAAATCCCCGAAGCGACTCGGGCCTCCTACATCGAACAACTCTCACGGGTCGAAGCGGGCGACCAAGTCGGCATGTACAACGCGGTGCTCGGACCCCACGGGGTCCTCTCCGGTGCGGAAGGCGCGTTGGTGAAAGAGTGGGGGGTCTCCCCCGCCCGAGCCCGGAAACTGACCGCCTCCCACCAGCGGCTCTCCGACGACCTGACCGCCTACGACTTCGACGATATGGGCCGCAACGTCGACACCCTCGCCCCTCTACGGATCGACGTGGAGGGGACCATGATCGACGTCCGCCCCACCCCCGGCCTGATTTCCGAACTCATCGACGACGTGATTCATTTGCCCGACGCCCGGGACATCCGCCGGGTGACACCGATCGTGAAACAACTCCAGGGGGTCTACGACTCAGGGTTGTGGAAGGGGAGCGTGGACTTCGCAGACGCGGTGATGACCCAGATTTGGAAGCCCCTCCAACTCCTAAGAGGCGCCTACACGGTCCGTGTGGTCGGTGAAGAGCAGGTCCGGGTCGCCGCCTCCGGCTACGACTCGTTGTTCAACCATCCCGCCTCGGCGATCGCATGGCAGCTCTCCGTCGACCCCCAATCCCGCCTCGGCAAACGAGTCGCCGAAGGCGCCAAGAAGCTCATAGATCCGAAAGGCACCCAGACCATGCTCGGCGAAGCGTGGGATGACGTGGTCGAACACCAGTCCGCCCTCTCCCGCGGTTCGGCAGGCCACCGGGGGTTGCCTGGGGAGATCCTGACCGGACGGTATGTGAAGGCCCGTCACGGCGACGAGGGGTTCTACCCGGGGTGGGTGGCTGAACTCTCCCATGAGGCGAACGACCCGGTCATGCGACGGGTCGCCGGAGGTCTCTCCGAAGGGGATTTGCGGTCGATCGGTCGGTCCGGCGGCAAATCCGCAGCCGGAACCCGGACGGTCACCATCAACGGGAAGGCCACATCGGTCGAGTGGACTACTCCCGGAGGGCGCCAGTTCAACGCCGCCGACGTCGATCAGGTCGGTCTCGACGCCGCCGGCAATCGAAAGGTGCTACTGGCCGACGGGACAGTCCTCGGACCCGACGAAATTGACAGTCCCATGTTCAAAGAAATCATGAGGGCTCAGGACGAGTATCTACGTCGAGCACAGGCGGCCGGCAAGTCTCCCAATCCCAAGTTCTACACCCTTGACGACGCCTTCGACGAACTCGCCGATGTTGCGGATGAGGCTCCCTTGTCCACCTTCGATGATGTGTCCGAATGGTTCTGGTCGGGAACCGGCCAGAAATGGCGGAAACAACTCGGCAAGATGGAAGGCCGCGAGGCGTTGCTCACCGACCGTCGGGCCGCGGACGGCTATCTGAAACAGAACATGTTTGACCGGCTGGAGCGGATGACCGGCGGGGACCCCGACCTCGTCGAACTCGTCGCCAAAGGCCGACTCGGAGAAGTGAATCTGCGCGGTGACCGGGGCGGATCCAAACTCGCCGGCATCCTCGAATCCGAATACGACCATGCCGCCCCCAACTTTGTGAAAGCCCCCGAATCGGTCCGCCGCCTGGGTGCGACCAAGAGGACCGGGGACAGATTGGACGCCTTCGTGGAACACCTATTCGGCGCTCTGATGTCCCGGCCCACCAACTACCTCTCCCGGTCTCCGACATTCCGCCAGAAGTATTGGCAGCGAGGCTCAGAACTCATCAGCTCCGCGGATCGGGCCACCCAAGAGGCGATCATCCGGGCTGCTCGAGAGGCCAACGTCGGCGACAAGATCCTCACCGACATGGCCTCCCAAATGCTCAAAGGTGAAGGCACCCGATTGCACTCCCTCGACGACGTCGACGCCCTCGCCAAATCCTTCGCCCTCTCCGAAACGAAAACCCTGCTCTACGACCTCCAGAAGCGGTCCCAGTTTTTCGACATGATGCGTCTGGTCTTCCCGTTCGGTGAGGCGTGGAAGGAGATTGTCACCGCCTGGACCCGCATCCTCCGTCAGAACCCTTCGACCATCCGCAGGTTCCAACAGGCCCTCGAAGGGGCTCGAGGTCCGTCAGTCTTGGGGAAGCCGGAAACGTCTCAGGGGACGGGGGAAGGGTTTTTCCACGTCGACCCTCAGACCGGCCAGGAAGTGTTCACCTATCCGGGCGGGTCACTCGCCTCGAAAATGCTCGGGTTGGGTGAGGGTGGTGCCGGCGTCAACTTCGTGGGGAACGTGTCGGGGTTGAACATTGTGGCGGCGACCGCCATCCCCGGGTTCGGTCCCGCCGTCCAAATCCCCGCCTCCCACCTGATTCCCAACACTCCCAAATGGGATGATCTGAGAAATGTCATCCTCCCGTTTGGAGATTCCGAAAGCCCGATCGCAGCGGTGCTCCCGTCGTGGGCCGAAAAACTGCGGGAAGTGTTCTCCCAACCTGACAAGAACCACCGTCAGTTCGCCAACACCGTCACCGACGTCATGCGCGCCCTCGCCGCCACCGGCAAATACTCGTTGACCACCGCGGAGGGCCAACAGAAGCTCTTGGACGCGGCGACGTCGAAGGCGAAAATCCTTTACTTCATCCGGGGTATCGCCCAATCAACCGTCCCCACCGGCCCCTCCCTCCAGTGGAACACAAAGGACGTCCAGGGCAACATCATCCCCGTCAAAGTGCTCTCCGACGATCTGCGCCGGCTCACCGAGGAGTATGGGGGGGACAGGACCGCCGCCTTCAACGAGTGGGTCACCCGCTACGGTGTCGACAACGTCCTCGCGGTCATCGGCAAATCCGAATCCGTCCTCGAACGACCGGTCACCGAGCAGGGCGACTCTTGGTTGCGAGCCCATGCCGAAGCCGAACGCGACTTCCCGTTGAGTATCGGCTACTTCGCCCCTGAACCCGCCGCCGGAGCGTTCGACTACACCGCCTATCTCCGGGCATTCGAGACCGGCGCACGCGAGGCGACGACCCCTGCCGAACAGCTCGCCCTTGCCAACGACTTTCTGGGTCGGGTCCAGTGGGAGCAGGCGAAGAAGATCGCCGCCGGCCGGCCGGGTCCGGTCACCGGAATCTGGTTGGCGCAGGTCCGCACTCAGATCGCCGCCGAATACCCCGGGTTCGACGGGTGGGTTTCACAGCGGATCGCCGAACAGCATCCGACCGCCGAGCAGACCATCACCGAACTCCGCGACGCCGTCAACAACCCTGAACTGGCTCAGACGGATGCGGGGCGGGGGATCATCAAATACCTGTCCGCTATCACCGTCGCCGAACAGTTGGTCACCCAACTGCCGGGGAATGTCCGCCGCTACCAGCAGGCGAAATCCGCCGCACCGATCCGAGCGTTGTTGAGGTCGGCGGCCCGGGAAATCATCGCCCAACACCCTGACTTTGCGCGGGTGTGGACCGGAGTTTTTGAACGTGAACTGGCTGAGGATGAGGGGGTCTGATGGCTAAGAAGATGACTCTCGAACAAGCCAAAGCCTATATCGACGAGGCTTTGGGCCTACCAATCGAACAGGTCGACCCCGAGAAGCTGGCTGAGGCGATCGACGTCCTCGACCGTGAAGAGAAATCTCTGGTAAGTGGTGTGGTTTCAGGGGCGGCGGGGTCGGTCACACCTGAGGCACGCCGCCTCCAAGCCGTCCTTGCCGACGCCGGAGACATTCTGGATCGGCTGACGACGGGGATCGCTCAGGCGGGGACCGACTGGTCGAAGATTTGGACCGCCACCACCGACGCAATATCGGGTGCGGTATCAACAGCGTCGAAGAAGATCGACGCCTTCTACGACCGGGTCCAACCCGGCGGCGAAACCTATCTGAGTCGGGCGCAAGAACTCCAACAGCGGGTCACCGGAACCGAAACCCCGCCGGAGGGCGCCCCCCTCACCGGCCGCGGGCAGGTGTTGGCTGCGGATAGGGCTAGGCGAACCCGCCCCCCCGCAGCCGGTTCCACTATCAGCCCGTCGCTGCGCCGGAGGGCAGAATCCGCCGCAGCCGCCGCCGGGTTGGACCCGGGGATCGTCGACCAGATCGTCGCCCAGGCCGCCACCCAGATCAAAGCGAACCAGACCCTCGAAAGTCAGGGGGTTCCTCTCGAACCGGGAACCCCGCTCACCGTCGAAGACTTCCTACAAGACCAGATTGTTGCCTGGGAGACCGCCGCCGGACCGATCGGCGTCCCCGCCGGCTACACCGTCACCCGAGCCGAACGCCGACCCGATTCGATGTTCGGAGAGGCGGACCCTCGAGCATGGGTCGACCAGGAGCGGGGACCCCGATACTTCGAGGGCGACCAGTTCAACTTCTCAGGACTTTCCCCCGAAGACACCGAGAAACTGCAAAAGAGACTTGTTGACGCGGGGCTGATGGAACCGGGCGAGTATTGGCCGGGGATCCTCACCGACGTCGAATACCAGGCGATCCTGTCGACGATGGGGATGGCGAACAACTCGGGGAAGACCATCGACGAGGTCCTATTCAACATGGCCGCCAACCTCCCCGAATCCATCAAAGAGGCCCGCAGGTTGAGGGATGCGGCCAAAGTGTTCCAGGCGGACCCGTTCATCAAACCCGACCCGGCCGCCCTCAACCAGTCCGTCAAAAACGGGTTCCGCAACGAACTCGGCCGTGACCCGACCCGCTCCGAATTGGCGGAGTGGGCGGGACGGTTGGGTGCGGACGCCGAAGCCCAATATCGCCAGGAGGTCCGCGCCGCGGAAGCGAAATTCAATACTGCGGTCGCCATCGAAGAGACCGGGGTTGCACCGTCTCCAGGCACGTTCACCGAGGTCGACCCCGTCGCCCGCTTCCAAGAGGAATTCGACAAGCGGTACGGCCCTGAAATCGCCTTCCGGGAGTCACAACCGCTGGTGGCTGAGAACCAGGCCAACGTTTTCCAATCTCTCGCGACGATGGGACACCTGATCGGATGAGACCCTTTGAACAACAGACTCAAGAGCCGACCCCTCTCCGGTCTTTGCTGACCGCGGTTCTGGAGAGGAAGGCGAACCGGGACGCCGGCGGGCAGCGGGTCAACGTCAACGATCTGCTCCCCGGCGCCGACGACCCCTTCGAGGGTTCGGTTGACCCTGATTTCATGCCGGAGGGGAACTACGACTGGTTCGACCCGACCGTCAACCCCGACGACCCGACCACCGACTTTTCAGGGATGAGCGCAGCGTCGGGACCTGGGAAACCGGGGAAGGGGATGGACTGGTTTCGGGGTGGGGAAGCCCCCAACAACTACCAGAACCGCAACAACCCGCTCTACCAAGCGAGACGGGACTTCTCAGTGGCGATCGCTCCCCAACTCGAGGACCAGTTCGGAGTGTCCGCCCACGGCTCCGCCGGCCACTTGCGCGCCCCCCAGAAAGGCGACGCCGCGCCCGGAGGAAGATCAGCGAATTCGGACCATTATTCGGGTGGGGCCACCGACTTTTTCGGGACCGTCGAAGAACTCGACGCCCTCCACGACTTCCTCATCACACAGCCCTACGTCTCGTTCATCCGGTGGCGCAGCGAATCTCATGGCGGACCGGAAGGCACCGACCCGTCCGCCCACCTTCACGTCTCCTACGACCTGGGGTGGATCGCCCAGAACTACTACAAGGGCAAAACGATTCCACCACCAGCTCCCACAGTGAGTGGAGCGCCCCCAGAATCGTCTGAGCGTCCCGAAACGACCGAACCGCTACGTCCGGCGATAGGGGTGTCCTGATGACCCAAAATCTGAATCAGGTGCCACCCAATTTGGAGGTCTGGAAGGTGGGCGGCTCCTACCTCCTAGTAAGGGCCATCCCCAACACCAACCCTCCCGTCTATCTGTTCTGGACGGTCGGGTCCGCAGACGATGTCACCGCCCTGGGAATCAAGAAACCGGACCGGACCCTGACCTGGGCTCAGGTGGCGCAGACGGGTGCTCAGAACATGGGCAACTCGAGGGAACTCCTGAACACGACTGAGGATCCCGTCGACCAGGTCATGTCGAACTATGAGACCGAGGTCAAGGTGAAACCGTGGCTCGCCGACCCCGAAGTCCTCGCCATCTGGGTTGGAGCCGCCGAAGAAGGCCGCGGCATCAGCGAGGCGGAATTGCAGGGGACGGAATGGTGGCGGACCCACACCGAAGGCGAACGCCAATGGCTCTCACTCAACGCCTCCGACCCCGCCACCGCGAACGCTCTGATCGCCGACAACCGGATTCAGGTGGCGGACCTATTCGCCCAAGCCGGCATCAACAACGCCTCAGCACAGTTGGTCGGACTGGTGGCCGACCGCTTGACGACCGGAGTGTGGACCAACACCTACGCCACCAACCAGATACGGATGCTCGCCGACCCCAACCTGACCGGCGCCCTCGACCCCGCGTTGAGGGCGATGAGGACCGGGTTGGACACCACCCGAGCCCGAGAGGACGACGTCAAAGCGAAGGTGGCCGAATGGTTAGGCCCGGGCCTCGCCAACACCTATTCGGCGGACTTCTACACGCAATGGGCTTCGCGTCTGCGTGAGGATCCCGACGCTGAACAGGCTTTGGACGATATGCTGCGTAGACAGTTCCAGACCCATATCAACATCCAACGTGGCACGTCGAGGATTTATGGGGATGACGCCAACCTGACCTATGAGGATGTTGCGGCGCCGTGGCGGGGAGTGTTCCAACAGCAATGGGGTCAAACCCCCGACGAAACCTCCGACCTGTTCATGCGGATCCTCAGAACCAACGATCTAGCCACCGCCGAACATCTGCTCCGGGATGAGGGGGTGAAACAGGGGAACGCCACCGTGGTCGGCCGTCTCCTGTCCGATGTGGGTTCGGCGTTCGGTGAGGGGGTCCGCCGGTCGGACCCGGCTATCCGATGAGCGGAGGGGCCAGGAATCGAACCTGGGAAGCTGTCGCCTGCCGCCGGTTAGCAACCGGGCACCTTGCCACTCGGTCAACCCTCCAGAATGGCGGGGGGAAGGATTTGAGCCTCCGAGCAGGACCGAGGGATAGACCGAACCTCATTGGTCCCGCTGGCATCGGCCGCGCCGCCGGTTTGGCCGCTTCCGGCAAACGCCCCGCCATGCGAGGAAGGTGGAGGAGTCGAACCCCTGGCTGTCACGCCACCCTGGTTTTCAGGACCAGTTGCCCACCGCTGAGCAGCACCTTCCAAGAATCAATTGGAAGGGCTACTCGATCGGTGGTCGCATCCAGTGGTCACTTGCTCATCATCGTAAAGCCTGAAAGGGGGAGTCGTCAATGGCCGCTCCGGTGACCACCACGTCGGTCGCCAACGTCTACCGCCTGCTCGGGTTGAAAGTGCCGTCCGAGGCGACCCTGACCCGGATCGCCGGGGAAATAACCGCCGGCCGCACCTGGACCGACCTCCGCGACGACCTGATCGCATACCAGGCGAATGCGGCGGGTCAAACCCCTGAACAGTGGCTCCAGAACGTCATCAGAGGCTATTTCACGGCGCGGGGAGCGACGATAGCCACCCAGTACCCGCCCGAAACCGAACAGCAACGCCTCGCCCGGATCACCCAAGAAGTCCTCTCCGGCCAGCGCACCCTTTCGGAAGTAAGGGCGACGATCAACACCTTCGCGGTCCAACCTGGCGGCACCACCGGCACTCCCCCGCTCCCCCCCGTGGTCCCACCGACCCAACCACCGCCTCCGCCTCCCCCACCGAACACTCCTCCCCCGCCACCTCCGCCGGTCGACACCATCGACTATGCGGCGCGGGTCGCTGCGTTGTATCCGTGGCTGCCGGGGCCGCTCGCCTCCAAATTCGCCTCCCTCTGGGCGTCGTCGGGGGACGCAAACCTTGCGTTGGCCGAGCTGCGTCAGGACGACCTCTACGAGACGTACTACCCGGGGATCCGCCGGCCGGACGGCACCCTCCGCATGAGCGAAGCCGAATACGCCTCCAGCAAAGAGGCTTACAGCAACCTTCTCGCCGGCTACGGGCTCAACCCGTCCCAGTTCTCGTCGTGGTACACCCGTTGGATCGAAGGGGAGAAATCCCCCCAGGAGGTCGCCGCCGAACTGGGCGCCACCTATGAGGGACTGGTGGCGAACATCCCCGAGGTCCGCCAGTATTACGCCGAGCGTTGGGGCATCGACATGAGCGACCAGGCGATCTTCGCCTCGATCCTCGACTCCGACGTCGCCGCCGGCATCCTCTCACGTCGGATTGCGGTAGCGCAGATCGGCGGGGAGGGACTAGCGCGAGGTTTCGACGTGGCCGACCCGTTCGCCGAGAGGTTGGCCGCCGCCGGTATCGACCAGGGCGCCGCCCGCGGGTTCTTCTCAGAAGCCGAAGGCCGCCTCCCGTCCCTCGACGAAATGGCCCGACGGTTCCGGGACCCCGACTCCACCTTCGACCTCGAGGAATTCGCCGACGCCGCCGTATTCGGAGGGGCCGCCCAAACCTCCCGTATTCGCAGGTTGCTCGCATCGGAACAGTCACTCTTCACTGACCAGACCGGCGGGCTCGCCATGAACAACGAACTGGGCGTGACCGGACTCCGCGCGATCTGAAAGGGGGTGGTCACCATGCAAACTCCCCCGGAGTACATGCAACCAACACCCTTCCGAGGTACTTGACATAACGCGCGGCTTTCGCGTAGGTTCGAGGCTACGTCTTGGAAGGGTGCGCGTTAGACCCTCCATATAGGCCGTCGGTTCGTAGCCGACACAACCGGGCCTCGTAATCGGTCCCCCTGGTGTTTGCCGTGTCATTGGACACCTGACGGCAGCACTCATCCACCCACCGTGGACTTTCTACTCAGAACGTGTCCCTCGTCTGGCGCGCCCGACCAGACGTAACGCATGAGGGCGTGAGCAGGAGGAAATGACGTGTCGGAGACCACTGAATTGAACGAGACCGAAACCGAGACCAAGTCCGATAAGGAACTCAACTTCGAGAAGCTGCGCGCTCAGAACGAGGCGCAGGAACAGGAACTGGCCGAACTGCGGCCGCTCCGCATCGACAAGAGCATCCGAGACGCCGGGTTCGACCCGACGACTGACAAGGGCAAGGCGCTCAGTATCGCTCTCAAAGCTGGTGAGGTTGAGACGGACCCGGGGAGAATCCTCGAGTACGCGGAAGCCGAGTTTGGTTGGAAACCGGAGAAGCCGTTGTCTTCGACGGAAGCCGCCACGGTCACGGCGGCCGCCCAGTCTCACCAGATTCAGACCCAGTCGTCTTCCGACGAGCCGGAGGATGTTGACGGGCAGATCGTTCAAGCCGAGAACGACGGTGATTGGAACCGGGCGGTCGGTTTGAAACTCGGGAAGCTCTACAACACCGGCTGACCAACTGAGGTAGGAAACCAATGGCAGCAGTATCGGGTCTAGGTCACTCCCACAACCTGCCCAACTTCGTAGGTGAGTTGTTCCGGCTGGTCCCACAGGACACGCCGTTCAAGAACCTCGCCGCGGCGAACGGGGTCAGGCTTGTGGATTCCAGGAACTTCACCTGGCAGACCACAGACAATGCGGCAGCCGCCCAACCGGACATTCTGGAGGGGGCCGACCCCGTCTACGAGGAGCGCGACCGCGCCGAAGTGATGAACACCGTCCAAATCTTCCAGTACGGCGTGAAAATCGCCTACTCGAAGCTGGCCGGTATCGGTCAACTCGGAGCGACCGCAACCCCGGTCCTGGGCGACCAGCCGGTCGACAACGAAATCGAACTCCAACAGTCGTTGAAGTTGGACCGTTGCGCGGAGGACATGGAACTCAGTTTCTTGTCCGGCACCTTCCAGAACCCCACCGACAACGCCACGTCCCGCCGGACCCGCGGTATCCAAACCGCGGTGACGACCAACGTGGTCCCCGCCGGTACGACGGACATGTCCAAAGACCATTTGGACGCCCTGTTGAGGCTGATGCACTCCAACCGAGCCCGGTTCATCCGGCCGGTGCTCATGGGTGGAGCACTTCAAATCCAGCGGGTCAACGACGCCTACGGGTTCCAGCCGGAATCCCGCAGCGTCGGCGGTGTCAACATCCGCACGATCGTCACTCCGTTCGGCGAACTGGGAGTGGTCATCAACCGGCACATGGTGGCGAGCACAGTCGGAATCTTCGACTTCGCCTTCATCAAGCCGGTATGTATGCCCATCCCCGGGAAGGGTGAACTGTTCCTGGAGCCTCTTGCCAAGACGGGAGCCGCGGAGAACAGCCAGCTCTACGGCGAATGGGGACTCCAGTACGGGCCTCAGACGATGCATGGGGAAATCACCGGACTCACCACATCCTGATAGGAGGTTGACACATGGCAGGTTTCAACTTCCGAAACATGATCGGGGTCAAACCCGAAATCAGGCGCAGGTTCCCCGGTGGGATCGAATCTCCGATCATCGCGACGGGGGTGCTGACGATCACGGGCAACTCGGCCGTGGTAAATCCGCTCCCCGAGTCCTCGACGGCGGACCAACTCGACTCGATCGTGTGCAAGACACCGGCGCGGCCAGGGGATTTGCTTCTCCTGCATGTGCCGGCGACGAACACGATCACCGTCGACGACGCCAACATCAACCTGGCGGCGGCCACCCGGGCGATCGCGCCTGGAGGTTCGCTGCTCCTGGTGTTCGCCGGGACCGAATGGTCCGAGGTCGCGTTCACCGCGGCGACGGACAACGTCTGAGCAACGAGGACCATGAAGGGAGGGGGGGCCGACACTCCCCCTCCCAATGGTCTAAAGGAGGACAATGAGTCTTAGACATGGTCTGGTCCGGTCGACCAGGTTGGCGTCCATCGCCGACGAGGGAAACCTGTCCGCGGCCGTCCAATTAGAAGGCTTGTCGCCGGTCGCGTTCGTGATCGGGACGGGATGGGTCGCCGCCGACCTCACCTTCCAAGCGTCCTACGACGGCGGAGCCAACTTCTTCAACGTCCACGAATCCGGCACCGACACCGAACTGACCGTCCAAGCCGGAGCATCCCGGTACATCGGCCTGCTCGACGCGCAACGCCAACCGCTCCAGGGTGTCACCCAGATCAAGGTGCGGTCCGGCACGTCAGGGGCGCCGGTCACGCAGACCGCAGGCCCACAGGTCATAGCGATCATCTGCACCGACTAGGAGGAAACTATGGCAGCAAAGAAAAAGCCGGAAGGCGAAAGCTACGGCCCCTACGAGAAGTACGCCGAAGTCGAAACGTCGAGGGGCGTGTACGGGATTCAAGCCGGCGAGGTTCTGGCTATCACCGCGGACGGGGTGGAACGGTCCGGGGAAGCCTCCTTTGAGAAGGAGCCCGACGGCTACGTTCCGACCGCCGACGCCAGCCCGACGGCCGAACCCGACGTCGTCCTGAGTTGATCTGTGACCACCATCGCCGGGGTCATCGAACGGTGCTACCGAGACTTTCTTCTACCTCCTGACGAGCAGCCCACCAGGTTCAAAGTTGATACGGGGGGTATCAACACCGTCTCGACGACTCTCCCCGTTTCGGCGACCCTCCTGTCTCCTGAGGAGCAGGATGCGATCGCGGTGGGGAACCTGATCGAAGTCGTCTCTGCCACCACCGGCGGGGAGCTGATGCTGATTGAGGCGGTCACCGGATCCCCACCCACGTCGTTGACGGTAAGACGGAACATGTACGACTCGGGTGCGGTCGCCCATATTGCGACTGACCTGATCTACCTGGCCCCTGATTTCCCCCGTAAGACAGTGTTCGAGGCGATAGCGGACAATATCGAAGCTCTCTGGCCCCAACTGTGGACGGCGCGGACTGAGGAAACGTACACGTCGCCCGGTCCGGTCGAACTCCCCGAATCCTGCGAGGAAATCTTGGAAGTGAGGGTCTTCGACGGGAACCGGTGGGCGTTGACCGGCGGGTGGGAACTGCTCACCGACTACCCGCTGTTCACGTCGGGGAAGGCGATCCAGTGGCTCGCCGCCGGGTCGGGTGAACCTCTCCACGTCAAATACCGGGCGTCCACCATCCG